GTCCTGCCGCACGGGGACCACGCACCGATGCAGACGAAGGTCGGCGACTACGTGGTATTCGGCGCGGCCACTGGGATGGAGTCTCAGTATAGGGGCGCGCTCATAAGGGTGATGAGAGACGACGATATCGACGGCGTTCTGGAGAACGACGATGTCGCGTGATAGAACCGAGTACAACGCTTCCAGAAGGCGAGACAGGGCGGAGAACCCAGAGAAACACCGCGCGCAGGGAGCTGCCAGCAGGGCTAGACTAAAGGCGCGTCGTCGGGAACAGCAGCGAGCGAACCGCGCTGCTAATCCAGATAAGCACAGGCGCAAGAGCTGGACATACAACGGATACCCGGAGCCGACGAGGCCGCGCCCAGAAGTTTGCGAGCTTTGTTGTGGGGCGCCGAAAGAGCGGGACTCGCTGAACCTAGACCACGACCACAGGACCGGAAGGTTCCGTGGCTGGTTGTGCCGTAAGTGCAATATGGCTCTAGGTCTACTTCGCGACAGTTCGGACCTGTGCGTAGCCGCCGCGCGTTACCTGCGTGCTTCGGAGTTAGCGTCATGAAACTGCCACCAGAGCTGGAAGAAGTCCGCCGTCGCGTGCGCGTACTTCGCGATAGAGTACTTGTTAGTCCGCTTCAGTATCAACACCCGCTGCTATACACGCAGGGGGTCGATGTACAGAAAGGTGTCGTGGTAGCTGTTGGCTACGGTAGAAGGCAACGTCGCAAGACGCCGTTTCACCAGAAAGAGCGCGGTCTAGGAGACAGTAAGACTCTTTTCTTCGAAGACGGGTCGGAGACAGGCAAGATCCTGCCGATGCAGGTGAAGCCAGGCGATGTCGTCGAGTTCAGCTTCCGCAACTACACGATTGTGGACTTCGACCGCATCATGGATATGCCGTCACGGGGGCCCAAGGGGTCGCTCAGGAGCGCCGTGATGCGTTTCCCCACGCAGGCGTTTCCGGGTGTCGGCGACCTGGTCTTCGTGTGGCAGTCGGCGATCATGTCGGTTGACACGGACGAATCGCTGTCCGACGGCCTGCTGTGGCAGCAGAGCGCCGGCTACGACCGGCACGGGCACTTCATGAGTGGCGCCGAGGCTTGGGACCGTGGGTGAGTGGCCCAAGCTGAGCGCTGGCGAGATCGCGCGAGTCGCGCCGCTGAACAAAAACGGCCGGCCGGACATGTACAACCAGCTGCCGACGCGATTCGTCTCGATGGAAGAGGCAATCGCGCGCGAGTGGGCGCACTTCTACGTCGGCGACGTGTGCTCGTACGGTCACAAGGCGCCGAGATTCGTGTCCAACCCGCGCAGTTGCGTCGATTGCCGGCGTTTGCGTGAAGGGAAGCTGACGATAGGCGGGAAAGGCGAGGCAGAGTACGTGCAGCGCAAGCAGGCGACGTACAAACAGCCGGACCCGAAGGATGAGAGCGGTAACAAGCTCACCATCGTCAACCAACTTGAGCCGGACCCGATTGAAAAGCGGTTCCTGAAGACCTACGCGGAGACGCGCGACTTTGCCGGCGCCGCGGAGAAGATCGGGAAGACCGCATCGGAGTTCCAGGCGCGCTTGAGCTATTCGCGCGTGTTCCGTGAGGCAGTTGAGAAGCTGGAGACCGACTGCGGGTTGACGCACACCGCGTCAATAATTGAGGAATTTGAGTGGAATGACGACAAGCGCGCCGCGCTGCTACGGGTGTGGGTGAACACTGGCAACCTTGCCATCGCAGTGCAGGCTGTAGGCGCCACGAACTGGGCGTACGAAATGGAGTTGCAGCGCAACCCGGACTTCGCGGCCAAGGTCTCGGAGATCGAGCCGCTGGCGCTCAGAGTCCTGGATCGCGAGATCATCGGCAAGGCACTCGCCGGTGATAGCCGTCTGCTGCAGCGAGCCGCAGAGGCGCATCTGCCGGATCAGTACGGGCAGAAGATGAACGTCAATATGAACGTTACCGAGAAACTTAGCGATGAGCAAATCAACGTCCGACTCTTCCAGCTTCTCGACCGACTCAACATCAGACCAGGCGACGTCATCGACGCCGAACTTGTCGAATCTGAGCCGGCGGGAGCGCTTGCAGCTCCTGGAGGTGCTGGAGACGAAGGCGAGACGGATCGACCGGAACCGTATATCAACCTACTTTAGCGATACAGGTCCGTATGCGCGCCACCTGTACCCGAAGTCGATGGAGTTCTTCCGTCTAGGTAGGGACAACGGTAAGGGCGCGCCGCTGTTTCAAGAGCGCGGAATGTTCGGGGGAAACCGAACCGGCAAGACGGTAACAGGCACCTTCGAAGACGTGCTGCACTTGACCGGGAACTACCCGAGTTGGTGGGAAGGGTATCGGTTTAAACGCCCCGTCGAGTGGTGGGCCGCCACGGACACCGCGAAGAACACGCGCGACATTCTGCAGTCAGTGTACTGCGGCAAACCTGGCGACGCGCAGGCGCAGGGTACCGGGATGATACCCGGCGACCTGATCCTTCGCACAACGGTCAAGCACGGCTTGTCAGACGCGTTCGAGACGATCTTCGTGCGACATGTGCCGACTGGCGGCGTGTCAACCCTGCAGTTGAAGTCGTACGACCAGGGCCGCATCGCGTTCCAGGGTACGGCGAACGACGGCATCCACCTCGACGAAGAGCCGGACATCGAGATATATGCCGAGTGCATCCTGCGATTGATGACGCGAAACGGCCTACTGATTCTGACAGAGACGCCGCTGCTCGGCGTCACGAAGTTGATGCTGGCGTTCATGCCGCACCTAAGTCCGGTGCCGTTCGAGGAACAGACTGGTGGCTAAGGCGTGTGTATTAGTTGGGTGGGATGATGTCCCGCACCTGAGCGCGGAGCAGAAGGAATCTGCGCTGTCCGGTATCCCGCCGTGGCAGCGTCAGGCGCGTATGACCGGTACGCCGTCGCTCGGCGCTGGCGCGATTTACCCGCTCGACGAATCGGACATACTGGTCGAGCCGTTCGTCATCCCGGCGCATTGGCCGCGGTCGTACGGCTTTGACGTTGGTTGGAACCGCACAGCCGCCATCTGGTTCGCGTGGGATGTGGACAACGGTGGCGTAGTCGCGTACGACGAATACTATCGCGGCCTCGCAGAGCCGGCGTCACACGCCGCCGCGATCAAGGCCAAGGGTGAGTGGATACCGGGCGTCATCGACCCGGCTTCTAAGGGCACGCGCGGGTTGAAGGGCGAGGTGCTGCTCGACGTCTATCGCGCGCTCGGGCTGCACCTGACGCTCGCCAACAACGCGGTTGAAGCCGGGTTGGTGCAGACGTGGCACATGCTGGCGATCAGCCAGTTCAAGATTTTCCGCACGTTGACGAACACGCGCAACGAAATGCGCCTGTATCGCCGAAACGAGAAGGGCGAGATCATCAAGGAAAATGACCACCTCATGGATGCCCTACGCTACAACATCATGAGCGGGCGGGCGGTGGCGAAGATCAAACCGTTCGACACCGTCGAAGGCAAGCAGTGGTTTTCATGGCAGCCGGCAGAGGTGTGGAGTGGCTGACCAGGCTCCGGATCAGAACGAACAGATGCGTCCGTCTCACAAGTGGGATGAGGATGCCGCAGCGATAGACCGTGATATCCGCGCGCTCGGCTTCTTCACTCTGGTTGACCCGGAAGGGGCCGGCTACTGGTGCTGGGGCGCCGGTACGCTGCCGCGGGTTATCCATCTGCGGATGTTGGCTAACGGCCAGAAACTCGGCAACAAGGTCGGCTTCGACCTGCTGGCCGAGGCCGGGATGTCTCTCGATGATGGCGAATACACGTACACGAAAAGGTGAGAACACATGACCATTTTCCTTAGAATCCAACACATCGACGGCCTGCGCATCCGACAGCAGGTGGCGCACAACGTCGAGCGGGTGCAGAAGACGGAGCTGTCGGACGGCCTTGTCGTAGGCGGCAAGGAATGGAAGTTCGAGAAGGACCCGATCACGAAGAAGGATGTTGAGGTACCACGCGATCTCGACCAGCGTACGCAGAAGCCGCTGGACACGTACTCGTTCAGCGTCAGTTTCGGCCTCAAGAATGCGGTCATTGATCGACACGGAAAGGCAGAGAACGTGTCGTTCCGCAACGAGAGCGTTCGCAACGTGCTGCGCATCAAGGTTCAGTCATTCGACCCGACCGACAAGCGTGGCGCCGACAAGGAGTTCATCAAGGCATGGAAGGACCATTCCACGTTGTTCATTCAGCCGAGCCAGTGGGGCGGTGCCGTGGTAGGTGACGGCTTGCGCGCCATTCTGGATGAGCTGCCGACGTAAATGGATAGTTACAACCTCGTCGGTGACATCCCTGGCATGGACGCTTCTGGCAAGCGTTCCAACCTGCCGGGGTACGACGCAGTCAACGAGAACGAGGAACTGCTGACACGTGGGCGGCGTTTCTACGACGAGGCTATCGGCGCGTTCGAAGAGAACCGCCGAATGCACTCCGAAGACCTGAACTTCACCTACAACTCTGAAGCGCAAGGTCAGTGGGACCCGGTCGTCCTGATGAATCGGCGCGGCAAGCCGTGCTACACGTTCAATCGCGTCATCGGCCCGGTCAACATCGTTGTCGCTGACATGCGCCAGACGCGCCCGAACGCAAAGGTGCGGCCGTCGTCGAGTCTCGCTAGCGAGCCCGTCGCAGATATCTACGAGGGTATCGGCCGCAACATCGAGCAGTCCTCGCGCGCGGACACCATCTACAAAGGCCAGTACAAGTACGCGGTGGCTGGTGGCTTCGGCGCCTGGCGCGTCATGCCAGTGTATGCCGCGGATGACGGTGAGGGAGCGTTCGATCAGGAACTGCGCGTCGTCGACATCCCGAACCCGCAGACCGTGGTATGGGACCCGGAATGCAATGACCCGACCGCCGGTGATGCCAACAAGTGCATGATCGCGGAGCGCATTCACGAGGACGTGTACAAAGCGCTTTACGGTTCAGAGGACGATAACGGCGTCAGCCTGAACTTCTCCCGTGACAGCTACGGCTGGTTCACCGACCGTGAAGTGCGCATCGGCGAATACTTTGAGCGCGTGCCGTACCAGAAGCGCATTGCGCAGCTGACGAATGGCGATGTCGTGGATTACGACGACGCGTTGATCGCGCGCGAAGCCGCGTTTGAAGCGCGAAATGCCCAGCCTCCAGCGGCGGTGCGCATAGCGAAGGACAAACTAGGCAACCCGAAGATCCGCACCACCATAACGTGGAAGGTGCTGTGGGTGAAGATGGACGGTACGCGTGTCCTCGAAGGGCCGTACGTCTACGACTGGAAGCGCATCCCGGTCATCCGGTGCCCCGGCCGGTTCATCAACATCGAGGGCCGGAAGAAACTCCAGAGCCTCGTACGCCACGCGAAGGACGCGCAGCGCAGCTACAACTCTCGCGTCTCGGACATGATCGAGCGCAGTGCGCTGATCCCGAAGGCGCCGTACCTCGTCACCGAGGCTATGATCAAGGGCTACGAGTACGAGTGGAATCAGGCGAACGTCCAGTCGCGCCCGTACCTGCCGTACAATATCGATAAAGAGGCCCCAGAAGGCGGCATGCCGTACCGGACGCCGCCGATTGACATGCCAGCTGGCGCTATGGCGCTCGCGCAGATCGCGCAGCAGGACATCCAGGCCACCACAGGCTACTTCGATCCGGCGCTTGGCAACGCAGAGGACATGAACCGCGTCAGCGGCAAGGCCCTCGTGCAGCACACGCGGCGCTCGGACCTGGGCAGCTACGAGTTCGTGGACGGCTTCAACGCCGCGCTGCAGCTCACGTGGGAAATCTTCATCGACATGATCCCGACGGTGTATGACTCGTCGCGTATCGAGCGGATCGTCGGGAGGGACGGCGTCCAGCAGCTCGTTGAGCTGTACAAGACTGATCCTAACTCTGACGATCTCGCTAACGACCTGAAGAAGGGTCGCTATGAAGTTGACGTGACCATCGGCCCGAGCTTCCAGTCGCAGCGTCAGGAGACTCTGCAGACACTGATCGACGCGTCGGCTAGCATCCCGACCATCGCGCAGCTCTGCCCAGATCTTCTGGTCAAGAACATCGACTCGCCTGAAGCGAACGAAATGATGCGCCGTTGTCGAATCCCGCTGATACAGCAGGGCATCATCCAGCCGAGCGAGGGGGAGAAAGTCCCCCCGAAGCAGCCGAACCCGAAAGAACAGCTTGCTCAATTGGACGCACAGTTGAGGCAGCAGCAGATAGAAAGGGCCACGGCTGAATCTACTATCTCGAAGAGCAAGGCGGGCGCCAGCCATCTAGAAGGGCTGCGCCTGATGTACGAAACAGCCGGCAAGCATCTGGACAACCTGATTGCCGCACAGAAACTCGGAGAACCGAGCGCAGCTGACGAAGCTGAGTCGACGGCGCAAGCCGCCTAGTCCGGTCTGGTGAGACCTCGCCTCGCGGCAGCGCATGCCGTGTATTTTGGAGATTGACATGGCATTTAGCCGCAAAGACCTCGAAGGTGATGAGAGTACATTCCGCGTGGCCGACGGGTTCGGCGCCGCGGGGGAAGAGAACAAGGAACCGCCCGTCGAAGACGTGACGGTCACAGTTGATACGGATGGCGACGCTGCCCCATCGGGCGACGCCACCGAAACGCCGCCTGACGATCAGGTAGATGGGACTTCGGACGAGACAGACGCAAACGAGGAATCGTCCACCTCTGACGCCGCGCCCAGCGGCGAAACGGAAGCTTCCAAGGAACAGACTGACGGCAACACCGAAAAGCCTGCACCGAAGAAAGGGTCCGCTGCGGCACGCATTCAGGAATTGGTTGATGAGCGTGACGGATATCGAGCGTATGGCGAATATGCTCAGGATCAGATAGCGGCTAGAGACGAAGAGATTCAGCGCCTACGAAAGCAGGCACCTGAGCCGAAGCCGACCATACCCGCTACTGATGGCGTAGTCGCCACAGATCCCATGCCGACGATGGAAGACTCGGACGTTAACTTCAATCCGCAGACTTTCCAGACGAAGATGAAGGCATGGGTTGACCGCACTGTCGAACGTCGCGTCCAGGCAAAGGCCGCGCCCGCACCAGCTGAAACTGTAGAAACTATAACTGCAAAGTTCAACACGCGCGCGAACGAATTTGCCAAGACGCACCCAGACTTTGGGGCCAACACTGCGCTGCTGCCGAAGTTTTCTCCTTCGGTGGCTAAGATCCTTGTGACGGCCGACGACGGCGTGCCGCTCCTGCACTGGCTCGGAAAGCATAAAGCTGAAGCTGTACGTATAGCGAGGCTGTCTCCGGAAGAGCAATTGCTGGAACTCGGCACCATTCGTTCGACTATCAAGAAGGAACCCGCTACCGTGCTCCCTCCATCAACCAAAACGGCTGAACCGCAGGGTGCGGTGAAAACCCCTGCGAAACCGAAGTCCACATCCAATGCGCCTCCACCGCCAAGCCGTGTTCCGGCCGGCGGTCGACGCGATGCCCGCGACGTCCAGGACCCGAACATGGG